AGATCGGCTGGAGGAATTCAGCGATGCGATGCGCGGTCACTTGCGCCTTACGACGGAATCGCCGATAGATTGCAAAATGCACCTCTCGATTCCGCTTGATGAGCGTTGCCATGTGCCCATTTACCGGATCGGTGAAGGGGATGCACTCCCAATCCTTCAAGGCGTTCATCGCCTCTTCGTATGTCATCCCTTCGTCTTCGACCAGATGTTCGAGCCAAGGCCCGCGCGGGCCTGTATAACGGGTTGCGCGGGCGTTGTAGCAGCGAACGTCGGCCGGGACAAACATCAGAAAGTAATTAAATTTTGGACACCGTTGAGGTTCTGGATCATCGACATGCCGGAGCGCAGCCATGCAAGCTGGCTATTGACGGCGGTGCCTTTGTCAGCGATGTCCTTGTTGTTCTGAATGTCAGAGATGTTCTTCATGACTTGGTTGTACATATTCTCGGCAGAAGAATTGACCTGCATCAACTGCTTGTAGCTCGCCTCGATGTTCGCCAAGGTTTCGCGGCTATTCACGTCCATCGCCTTCAGGGTCGCTTCGTTCTGCTGCCCGGCGTTCCACTGGCCAACGGCGTTGGCATTCGTCGTGTTGAACTTGTTGATGTCATTCTGCGCCGCAGCGTTCCACTGGTTCGCAGAGTTCTGGATATTCGCGTTGCCGGTAAGCACGTTGTTGTAAGCTTGTGCGTTCTGAGCAGCCATCGAATTGATGGCCGATGCGTCGGATTGGGCAATCGGTGCGGCACGGTCAATCATCGCACCTTGAGCCGCCTGCACACCCATGCTGCTATTGAGCAGGCCGCGAGAAGCAGCCGACTGATTGCCGGTGGTCGCCGCTGCCTGCATCAAAGCCCCGCCCTTGCTCAGAATCCCAGCCAACTGCTGCTGAGTGGTCATCGCAGTTGGCTGTTGGATTTGATTCGGATCAACAGTTACCGGAGCAATTTGTGCGGGCGAGCCTGCGGCAATCGCTTGGAAGCCTTGCATTTGTGGGGTGGCGATTGCCATGATGTGCTCCTTACTGCTGAATCTTTGGTGCGCTGACCGATTTGAACCAGTTCCAGAATTCTACCAGATTCTCATACCACGGACCCGCACAGCCCGGAGCGTCGAAGACGGTAACCGGAAACACGTTCGGAGACTTCCACTCGAACCGGCTCACGCATTGCGGGGGCAAGGGCTGACCCCATGCCATCGGCTGAGCATGCGCTGCTCCGATGGCCACGATGTTGAACAGGATCGTGGCGAGAGCGAGCGCGACGATGAACGAAACGATCTTGCGAGCGCGAGCGCTCATGTGGAAATGATGCTGATGGGGGTGACGGAGAGTTGTCATTTTTGAAGCTCCTTAATGGAGGTGGAAAGTGGTTGTTGTGGTGTGATACAGCGAGCCGCAGATGAACTCATTTGGTTACAAATGATGATTACGGGCAGCGAGACAGTTCCCTGCTTGCTTTCGCTGGCATGACTCGATTGCTGGTCAGCGGCAGTGCTTGCGGTCTGAGTGTTGCTTTGCGATTGCTCCTGCGACGTGCGGCTAACTTGCACCGGAATCGGGCCGCAAGCTGCTAGAAAGCTGACTGCGCAGAGAATCCATTTCATTTCTCAACTCCTTAATTGCTTCGATAAGTAGGGGCACCAAATCAGCATAATCCATGCTCAAGTGCTCTTCACGGCTGGTATCGACAGCCTCGGGAATAACTGCTTGTACATCTTGCGCAATGACAAACGGCTTGCGAACAGTTTGCCCCTTGAAGTTTCCAATATATCCGTTAATAGCGGCCACTTTAGAGAGGGCATTCCCGATGGGAACAAGATTCTCTTTGTAGCGCCCATCGGACAGGGCTACCCAATTACCGCCAGAGCCGGGGAGATACGCACCGGAACCGGGGTTGTTGACCCCGAAAATGACAAAATTCCCTGTGCCGATTTCCGCTGCCGCCTGCCATGCCTGCCCCGATGAAGAATTCCATATTGTCGGAACATTGTTTAAAGTAAAGTTGGAATTAGATACAACTCCAGACCCCGCTGAAAACACCAGCTGAGCTGGTGTAGAAAGCGCTAGCGCCCCGCGATTTGCAATTATACTTACCTGTGAATATGGGCTAGTGGCAATAGTTAAATCCCTGGCAATCGCTGAGGTATTATATACGACCAGCGCATCGCTGTTATCTGCAACATTGATAACAGAAAGTCCAGTGAATACGGGATTCGCCTTCGGCGCTTTCTCGTTATCAAGCTCAGTCACAGCCGCTTGCACGTTGGTCGCAGCGATGTTGCCAGCGGGGGTGAATGGCACCTGCGCGGCGGTCTGATTACCCGTGTTGGTTCCGCTCAAGTTGGCGGCGGTCAGGTTGCCAGCTACAGCCAGATCAGCCGTCCCGATTGGGTTGAGGAGTACCATGTTGGCCAGACTGTTCAATATCCCAACACCACCCTCATCGGCGTAGAAATAACCCTTGGCAGCCCCGGAAACCCTCATGCTGATAATCGAATAAGTGTTACCTTCGAGGGTGAGGGGCCCCGTCATGGTGTCGCCCGACTTGGCTACCCGCGACGTGTCGCTCGGATGCACATGGTCGTAGCGCGAAGCCTCGATGCCCGTTCCCGGGGCGACCGCGCCATTCATCAGCGGGCTGCTGTTGGAAACTTGCACGCCCGGGGGTTGTTGGGCAATCAGCGACTGAACGAATGCGGTCGTCGCGATGCTCGTGTCGTTGTCGCTGGTCAGCGGCGTCGGGGCGCGAGGGTCACCGGTGAAGGTTGGGGAATTGACCGGGGCGCGAGTGGTGTCGGTCGGATGCACGTGGTCTTGGCGAGCCACGTTGGCGGCGGCACCCATGGCGGCCACCCCGTCCATCAGCGGGACGGCGTTGGGGTAGGGTCGGTCAGCGTCGATTTCAGCATTGACGAATGCGGTCGTGGCAATGCTGGTGTCGTTGTCATTAACCGCCGGCGTGGGGGCCGTCGGGTTGCCGGTGAAGGTTGGGGAATTGACCGGGGCGCGCGTGGTGTCGGTCGGATGCACGTGGTCATCACGAGAGCCCAGCGCACCGACACCGGCGTTCGCCACACCATTCATCAGCGGGGCGGCATTGGATGGTGCGAAGCTGCCGATGTTTGCCAGCGTTTCGGTAACGAAGTAGGTCGTCGCCACACGAGCCGAGTTATCGCCGGTCGGCGGGGTGGGGGCGGTTGGTGCCCCGGTCAGCACGGCGTTGTTAGCATCAGCCTTCAGGTCAATGCCAAGCGCGGCCTGCGCACCACCTAGCGTGGTTGCACCCGTGCCACCGTGGGCAATATCGGTCACACCGCTGATCTGGGAAGTCGTCACACCAGTGAGCAAGGAGCCGTCCAGCGCCGGCAACTTATTGGACTGGGATAGCAGGAGCACTTCACCCGCGCCCGTGCCCGCATTCTTGGTGGCGCCCGTGCCGAAGCCCGGCCAGATGTTGTCCGCCCACGCCATCGTCTTGTTGGTCAGCGTGAAGACGCCATCCTTGGTCACGTAGTCGCCGAGCATGGCGCCGCTGGTCACCAGCGCCGTGCCGGTCGCATTGACCGTCACCAGTTCGTTCGCGTGGCCGGCAAGGATCGGGAGCTTGTCAAAGCCTTGCGAAATGCTGGCGAATTCCTGCCGCATGACCGCCGAAGAGCCCGGGGCATTCGGGGCGGGTACGGAACCGGGTTGGAAGTATTCGTTGGCCATTTCAGGGTCTCTCTTAAAACTGCGGGCAGTATATCACCGGTTGCCGCGCCGAGGTGTGTAGTGGAAGATCGCACTCTTCAGCGCGAACTGTTCAACGAAGTCGGCATCGACGAACACCATCATCTGCATGTTCTCACCGGTGCCGTTGAGTTCGACCGACACCACATCGTTGGCGCGACCGTCCCAGAAGAAGGCGTCCCAAACCATCTGGTCCCAGAACGGCATTCCGGTCAGATCGAGCTCGCCGTTCTCGAAGGCGTGCGGGAGAATCTTGGAACTGGCCCACTCGAACGAGTAACCAACCTGCATCTCGACGTAGGCTTGGCCGTAAAGCTCGAGGACCGTGCGACGGAAACGCTTGCGGATGCGGGGCGACTTCACCGCGTTAATGTTGGTGTTCAGGAAGGCGCTTATTGCCTTGCCATCGAAGCTGGTGCCCACGTCGTTCCACATCACGTAGCCGTCGGCGGTGCCGAACAACTGGACACTGCGACCGTCGTTACTCTCACCGTCGCCCATGCACACCGGCTTGTCCGGGAACAGCACAATGCCGTGCCCAACCAACCCCTGCGGATTGACCGTGGTGTAGATGCCATACCCGTTGTTGAAGAACACCCGGTACTGGCTGTTGGCGCGGCTCAGGCCGGAGCACACGACCAGCCCGCGATTGACGCCGATGAACGGCTGGATGTTGTGCGTCAAGGTGGCCGGATCGAAGTTGCCGTAGTTCAGGGTCTGCTTCATCGCGGTGATGCCACGGTCGTCCAGCGCGAAGGCGTCGAACAGGTTCTGGGCCGTGTAATCCCAAGCGCCAACGCCGACGTTGTAATTGACGAACTTCCAGTCCTGCGCCGAAGTGCCGTAGAGCACCCACATCGAATTGCGGGCGAAGACCATCAGGGCGCCGCCGGACTGGTCACCCACCTGCACGATAAGCCCGGTGATGTTGCCACCGGTGCCGATCTCCCCGGCGCCGTTGATCACCTCGAAGTTGTACGGGTTGCCAAGCGCCGAGTGGATCAGTGACGATCCGATGGCAAAGAACAGGTGGTTGGAATGCACCTGCGCGTACTTCGGCTTGGCGCCGTTCGGCACACCAACAACCGGGATCGGGGTATAGGTATCGCCGTCAAACTCGAAGCCATCATTCACACCGTCAGCACCATAGACGTACTGGGTGTCGGCCTGCGAGAAGAAGTTGCCCACGCTGAACGTGCAGCGCCCACCCGGCAGCCGGGTGATTGCAGTTTCCGCACCGGTTAGGTTGATGCTCTGGGCGGTCGGGAAGGTGGCGGCGCCAGCGGCAAAGCTGCCGCCGGCCAAGTTGCTGAGCACCAGATAACCTTTGGCGGTATTCGCCGTGGGGTCGCCTTCGGTGACGACCGTGCGCTCAACCGTGGCGGTGACCGCGCTTTGGGTCAGCACATCGCCGGTGACAGGCAACGGGCCTGCGCCGTCAAAGCCGACCGTGTGGCCAAGGGTCACCTTCTGCCAGCCGCTCACGGTGGAGCGGTAAATGTCGCCGGCCGTGCCTGCCACATTGTCGCGGAAGGCGTAGGCCACATCCTTGAAGTAGAGCACGCCGCGGATCGGGCCGGACCCGGGCACGGGCTGAATGTCGGCCCGGTAGATGTTGGCCGCGGCAGCTTTGACGATGGCGAAGTCGCGCAGCGAAAGCTGGGTGTGAATCTCGGTTGCTTGTCCGATTGTGCCGCCGCCGATGTCGATCGGGCCGGGCACGAAGCTGCTCGAGAAGGTCGTGATGGTCTTGGTCAGGCCGACGAAGTTGCCGAATGGATCGACGTAACAGACCGTGCCGGTGACGTTGCCGAAAGAACCCACCGAGCCCACAGGCGGGATCGGTTCGCCCGGGTTCATCACCACGTCGATCGTGATGAAGCTGGCGACGCTCGGCGACGGCCGACCGTCATGGCGCTCGTAACCCGGGATGCGATAGTAGCCGCCGACCGGCAGGCAGGCGAAGTTGATGCAGTCGCGCAGGCTACCGGGCGACAGGGCGTAGGCGGATGTCAGCTGGTCATAGCCGCCAGCCAGCGCAACCGTGTCGTGCTGGGTCTGGGGCATCTCCGGGAGTCTTAGCACATCGGGCTCCCGACAATGACTTCAGGACTCTGGTCAGCCCACAGCTGCTGCATGACTTCCTTGTAGGCGGCATCCGCGCGGACAACAACTTCCGGGGCCGCTTCGTACATACCGTAGTGGCGCAGTGCGCGCCAGACGATCGCCAGCTGGTAGCGCAGCGGCAGGATGGGTTCGTCGGTGTCGTCGATAAACGTGGGCGGCATGATCTGCACCTGACCATGCAGCCAGTACGCAACCGCCGGGATCGGCGCGAGGCGCAGCTTGGTCTCAATATCCACGGCGGCGTTGAGCGGCCGGGACAAGACATCGCGACGAGTGGAGAACAACCAGTAGTCGCGGAACTCGGGGAAGCGCATGTGGATGAGGAAGGTCTCGTCGCTACCGTCTTCGTTCAGCGACACCCGCATCGAGCGAGTATCCCACTGCACACCGCCGCCAAGGTTGAGGTCGTCAAAGGTGTAGTCACCTTTGCCAGCGGTGAGCTGGACCTTGACCTCTTTCCGCAGGAAATTCCAGACCAAACCTTGATCGTTCAGGATTTCCTGATATGCGGACTGGACCCATTGCACAACCCGCTGGGCCTCGCCAGTTTGGTTCTGAACCGTGCTGATCTGACCGGAGATACCCCCTTCGGTATAGACGCGCTGGCAAAGCTGCAAGAAATTCATGGGGATACCTCGGATTGAACTGCTCGTGATAGTAGCACAATAAAAACCGGCACCACAAGGGTGCCGGGGAAACCCTATCAACAGGAGGGAAGGTCGGGTTTCATTACGTTGGTGCCTGCAGCAGAGCCTTGAGCCATGCCGCACCGCGGGGGTTGGGATCGGAGATGATCGAGAAGGGGTACTTCAGCGAGGACGTGCGGCGGATACCCATCGCGCGGGAGCCATCGCCGGCCGTGTATTCCGGGGTGCTGACCGAGTGCTCCTTGCACGAGGCAAGGATGGCCACGTACTTGCGGCGCACACGCTGCGGCTGCCCGCGGAAGAAGTATTGCGGCACACCGTTGCAGGACGTGAAGACCGGGTTCTCGGCGTTCTCGTCGGTGCTCTCGTGCAGCATGACTTCAACGAACTCTTCGTTGAAGATCAGCTCCTGCGCGTGGGCGCTCAGGCCGCCCTTGCCCTTGACGCTCTTGGTTGCGCCGGAGACTACTTCGATTTCCGGGGGCTCCGGGACATAGACGGTATCGAACTCGCCGGAGATGTCGGCGGGCTGGGCGGTGGGAACTTCGGGGGATTCGAGTTTCTTGACCATGATGGTTTGCTCCTGTTAGAAGAAGGTGGGTTGCGCCACGGCGCGGGTGAGAGCCATGAGGCCAGTTTGCAGATCGGTTGCACCGATCGAGACCCAGCGCTGGTCAAGACCGTCTGAGGCCCGCAGCTTATTGACCAGATTGCCGAGCGCAACACCTTGCTGCTTGATCTCGTTCATCAGGTCAATCTCTTCCTGCGTGAGTTCGCGGTAGCCTTTGATCTGGCGGTGTTGATTGTCCATGTTCCTATTGCTCCTGTTGTGGAAAAGGTGAGGGGTAGTGTATCAGATGTAGCTATTGACGGGATCAACCGCCAGTACGAACGTACCGTTGCTGACGATGGTGGCGGTGTTCGCCTGTTCAGCACTGAGGAAAAGCTCGTAGTAGGCGGCCGGGTCGGCGTAATCAATCGCCGTCATGGAGATGCCCACAGGGTTGCCGTTGCCGGCGCCCACACCGGTGATGCGCCACGTGGTCGCCACACCGTTCTTGTAGAGCGTCGCCGTGATGAAGCGGCCCGACGCGCATTCGACATCCACCGAGAAGCTGATCGTGCTCGTGCCGCGCTCGAGGCGGGAAATGCTCCCGTTGGCCGCGCTCGAGCTGGTCTGGTTGGGATCGCTGTCGTTGCGGTTGTTCCACAGCATCTTGACCGGGGTCAGCCCAAGGTTCTGCGTCGGGTTGCCGGTTTGTTGCAGGATGCTGTAGGCAGGGCGGATGGCGTTCAAGAAATCCTTGAACATGGCCCGCACATCGGCCGGGCTGATTGACCCAGTGGTGTTGTCTTCGATGGTGGCGTCAGCTTGGGCTTCCAACTCGACGAAAGATTTGCGCGTCATACTATGCTCCGAATCCGTTTGAGAATCCGCTAGAGAACCCGCGCAGCGCGGGGATTGCGATACCGTTGGACGGCTCACTGACGGTGCCGAGGGTGTTGGTCGCCCGCTCGTGGCAGGTGACAACGTGGCCAGCGTCTTGTGCGGTGACCACGTGGGTCAGGTTGGTCGCACCGAGGATGGGGAGGCTGTCCGCAAACCACTGGTGGGTGATCACCGGGGTCGGCACGCCATCCCACGTTCCGGGCGTACAGGTCAGGGTTGCACCAACAGCGCCCGACCCGGCAATGACAGGTGCGGTGAGGTTGGTCGGCAGTTCGCCGGGACCTTGCTGATACACACCGTCGGCCTTGATCCGCATGGTTTGCTGATCCCAGACGAGGTACTGACCAGACACCTTGATGTGCGGGGCAATATCCACCTGCGGCTCGTAGGCGGCAGCCTTCTTAATGAAAACGCCGACGATAGGCATGATCAGGCAATCTGGATGTAGATCGTGCCGTCCGGGCGGCCGTCGTTATCGACGGGGGCGTTCGGGCTGACCACGATCGTGGGTTGCAGCGGGGCGCCGAGACCGGCGAGGCCCAGAACTTCACCCTTCGGGTTGGTCTGGAAACGGGCGACCTCGAGAGCTTCGAGGGCGGGGAAGATTTCACCGGCTTGGACGGACATGGCGCGTGCTCCTGAAAAAAGGGGGTGGGCTTTTGACCCACCCCCTCATTCTACATCAGCCGACTGGCTTAGGCGAGGTTGCCGGCGCCGACGAGAGCGCAAGCCATCCACTGCTGGTTCAGCAGGACCGACACGGCGTAGAACTTCGCGCCGATGTAGCCGCGCTGGCCGAGCGGGTCAGCGGAGTCCTTGTTGCCGACCGGGATGACCGACAGATCGAAGGACTTGGAGCCGCGCAGGGCGACGGTGCCGTAGGCTTCCTGACCGGTGAAGATCAGCGGATACACGTCGATGTTGGCACCACCGGTGGAGAGGCAGCCGGTGGTGCCGACAGCGGCGCCGCCGTTCTGGAACGGGACCAGTTCGGGCGAGGCAACGAAGCGGACGTTCTCGAAGGAGCCCAGTTCGTTCTCGTGCAGCGGCTTGCGGGAACCGTAGGCGGCGACCGGGGTGTAGCCCGGGAAGGCGGTGGTGTCACGCAGGTCGGCTTCGATGTCCGAGTGGCAGAAGCAAATCCACGCGGCTTCGATCGGCTTCGTCCCGATGTTCGGGGTCGGGGCCAGAATCTGCGTGATCTTGCGGGACTTATTGACCGCCAGCGAGCGGACGATCTTGCGGACCATCTTCGCGGTGAGCTTGCCATCGACCGTGGCCAGCGTGGTGCCGGCGCCGCCGTAGAAGCGGTTGGTCGAAGCGCGGACCTTGGAGAAGACTTCCAGTTCGCGGATGAGGATCATGCGCTCCGCAACTTGGGTCTTCATCGCATCGGCGATGTCGTCTTCATACAGGTCAGCGACCACATCCGTGAAGGAGTAGAGGCAGCCGTATTGCTTGAGGACGGCGGTGATGTCCTGCGCGACCATCGTTTCCGGGGTCGGCGTGACGCCTTCGGCGAGCAGGTTGTTGGTCAGCGTGGTGGCGACGCGGTTCGAGGCATCCATTTCCACGGTGTTGGCCGGGGAGACCGACTGGATCAGGATGTTCGGATTGGCCACGGTGGCCTTGTACGGAACCCAGCGACGATAGATCACGGTGTCCGACACGTTGCGCGGCATTTGCTTCTGGGAAGCGGTCAGCTGCAGGACTTCGCACGGGATGGCGCGGGCGAGAATTTCACCTTTCCATTTGCCGATCCGTGCGGCTTGGGTGGTCATTGTTTGCGACATGGCGCATAACTCCTTGATGGATTGAACTACAGGGTTTGGTCGATCGTCTGGCCATCAAGGTCAGGTATCGGGTGGCGTCGCATGGGCGCCATGTGCGCAATCTAGTTCCGGCAATTGAACTTGTCAATACCCCTATCGAAAAAATCTATGGGGCAGACGTAAAAAAACCCCGGGTTGTGCCCGGGGCTGGCCATCGCCGAAGGTTGGGGCTGGCTGTCGCGTCCGGCCGCCCACCCCGGGATAACGGTTATTCCGCCTTGACAGCGCCTGCACAACTGGGCGCGGCGGCGGCATACTTGCTGGTGCAGAGCACCTTGATGGCGTCGTCTTTCAACCCAAGACCGTTGAAGCTGCGGGAGGTTTCACGGATGCCGCATTCGTCATCGGTCCAACTGGTGCCGACCGAAAAGCCGAACCCGACGCCGGCGCCGCCGACACTGGACGATCCCATACAAGGGCTAGTCGGATAGACGTTGCCGCTGAATACGGACGGCACGTTCTTCACCTCGTACTTGCCGGAGTATTCCATGCGGCCCGAATCCGTGACGACCACGTTCTGGGTGTTGCCGCCGGAGTTGGAACTGGCATCAGAATGCGACTTGGACTGCGAGGCTGCACCGGCAAAGGCTGCGGCGTTGGCACGCACATCGTTGCTGATGCGGTTGCTCACATCCACGTTGGTGAATTGAGCTTGGCCTTGGCCCTGAAGCTGACCCTGCGCTTGCGCCTGACCTTGACCTTGGGCCTGACCTTGCTGGTTGCTGTTCAGGTTGCTGTTGGTATTGACGTTATCCGGCACCAACTGCAGCGTGGCGAAGGCCGACGTGGCGAAGCAGGTGGTGATGAGAATTGCGAAGAGCTTTTTCATGGGGTTTCTCCTGTTAAGGCTGGTTGGGAATCTGCAACGTATCACAACTTGCCGGCGATGGCAACCTTTCTCACCGGCCACCGCGCGCGCGTTCCTTGGCGAACGCGGCGGCAAAGGCGTCTTCTTCCGTAACCGGAGCAGTAACCGGGCGGCCGGCGCCACCGTTCGGGATCACGGCATTGGCCAGACGACTGGTGCGGGATGGAGGCACGGGTGCCCGCGGGGCGGGAGCGGGCGCGGCGCTGCTTTGCTCACGCCAGTTCTTGAACTGGGTCAGATACTGACTGATGAAGGCGGAATCCTCGGACTCCATCAGTTGCTTGCCGGTGACCGGGCCAAGCACGTTGTCGCGCCACAGCGCAAACTGCGGGCTCTTGATCACGGTGAGCCAGTCGGGGTGCAGAACCGAGAGCACCTTGACCTCCATCTTCTCCTGCATGGAGGCTTGGGCCTGATTCAACCGCTCAGCCAGCGCTGCGTCCAGTTGCTCCTGCGTGATGCCGGCCGGCGCCGCCGGTGCAAGCGCGGGCTGTCCGGCAACTCCACCTTGCAGGCCGGCGAGGTCTTCGCGCAGCATGCTGGCCAGCTCGGGGAAGGCAGCGCTCAGCTTCTCGAGCTTCAGGTCCAGCGCCTGTTGGGCAGCTTGTGTCGTCGGCGGGGTGGCGCGCAACCCTTCGATCTGCTGCATCAGCTGGCCAATGCGCCCGGCCATTTTATCGACCGTGGTCTGCAGCGAGCCGGAGCGCGCCAGCGCTGTCTGCAGCTGTTCTTCGGTCAGGCCGGCAAACAGTTTGGCGGGTTCGGCCTCGGTGGCGGGTGTCTCTTCAGCCGGAACCTCAGCTTCGCCCTCGCCGACAGCCTCAGCAGCAGGTTCGTCCGCAACCGGTTCTGCAGGTAGCGTTTCGCCAGCTGCCGCGCTTTCGCCGCGGGTCTCGTTAAAAGCCGCAGCAAAGGCGGCATCTTCCGCAGCCGTCGCTTCAGGTGTATCGGCGACCGTGAGTTCGTTTTCATTGCTCATTACTTTCTCCTGTTGTTAAGAAGGGATGTCGAGGTGAGTTTCAACAAGCGGGGTCTCTTCGGGAACGACCAGCGCCAGCAGTTGCTTGATCTCGCGCAGCGCTGCGCGTGTGGCGATGACTTCATCGAAACCACAGTTGCCCTCGAGCTTGGCGCGCAGTTCGGCCGCCCGCTGGTCAAGGTGCTCCTTGATGTTCAGCCACGTCGAGCTGTAGGGGTCGATCTTCATGCTACCTTCTTTCCTTTGCGAGAAGCGGCGAGCCTTTGTAGGTGTGCAAGCTGCTTCTCAGTTGCGGGGCGTTTTCCGTACTTCCTTTTCGGCCGGGCCAAGGCCGCGGCAGTTATCTTGGCCCGATGCTCGTCCGACAAAGGGCGACCAACCAGTTTCAAACCAGCACGCGCCCGCACTTCAGGGGTGTGGAGGTGGTCCGCCCCCCTAGCCTTTGCCGCCACGGATAGCTTAGCTTTTGTTTCATCGCTATGCTTGCGCCCAAGCGCAGCCGCCGCACGTTTTGCAATGTGCTCAGGGCTCTGTGGTGTTCCCCTGATCCGCATTCCTTCATGGCAGATGTTGAACCCCTTCTCAACCGCCTTGAGCCTTTTGATCCAAGCGGTCTCGACCTCAGCGCGCTCAGACACAAAGCACTCATCCACCTTGGTCACCTCGAAGGCCCACTCGCCATGGCGATCGAAAGACCGCTGCAACTTCTGGTTGTAGTGGATACCCTTGCGCAAATGGTTGAAATGCCGGTTGATCCGGGCCTTCATATCCACCGAAGACCCAACATAACACCGGTCGCTCACCACGTTGCGGATGCAGTAGATCGAACAGTTTTTCACGGCTTGTTGAAGCGCTTCAGCTTGAAGATCGCCTTGAGATAGACCCCGGCGATCTCATCGTGCAGGTTCTCGAGCGTGGCGTCGCCGCCGCAGCTCTCTTCGCGCGCATTGACCAGCGCAACATAGCTGGATTCCAGTCGGGCCAGAAGGTCGGTTTCGGTATCGGGCGGGGGCAGGTCCAGTGCAATGGCCGCTTCGACGAAGGCGTCGGTGGCACTGCGCACAGCGTCGTAAAATTCCCCCAGCGCTTGATGCTGGGCGTAGCTTTGCGTGGCCAGATGCGCGCGGTGCGCGGCGTCGGCGTCGGCAAAGGTCATGTCGATGAGCAGTTCCATCAGTTGAATCTCCGGCGAAGGGCCGCCAGCGCTTCTTCTGCGCTGTAGGCAACGATCGGTGTGTGGCCGAGCGCGTCAAAATGTGAATGCAGATCGACCTGCAGCTTGCTCGGGCGACCGTCGCGCGCCTTCATCTCGATCCAGTGGGTCTCGCCGCAGGGACAGACGATGATCAAGTCAGGCATGCCGGCGAGCACACCCTGCACCTTGAGGTTTGCCGCCTCGCGCGCGTCGCGCCCACCACCGTTGGGGATGTGCGCAATCACCGGTCGCATTTCATCCGGTAGCAAATGCCATCTGCGACGCAGCGCGGCGACCAAGCGCGCCTGCTCGCGCGCTTCCTCTTTCTTGATCGGGACGGTTTCGACCGGCTGCAGATCGCAGTCGTCAGGTATGGGGATGCGTGTCAAGTTGTTCTCCTGTTGAGCACCCACTGTAGCAGATCACCTTTCATCGTGCAAACGCTTGCCCGTCCGGCGCGCGGCCCGGGGGTTCGACAGCTGGCGTGGCCACCTGCGGCGGTGTCCTCGGGTTGCTGGCGATGTTCTCGCCGCGCACCGTGGCCGCCACTTCGTCCGGGGTCGGCATGGCGGCCAGCTCGCGCTGCAGATCGTGCTTGCTGCTCTCGATGGCCAGTTGTGCCTTGATCTTGTCGAGGGTGACGGAGTTCCTGTTGGCGTACTCCATGATGGCCAGCTCGCGGCGCAGCTCGAGCTCGGCCTGCTTGCTGGCGGCCGTGATCTGGGTGCGCTGGCTCTCGAGGGCGACATACACTGAGTCCCGATCCGTGTCGCGCTGGACGCGCATCTGGTCGGTCTGGTTCTGCATCTCGGCGACTTGCACGCGGGTCTGGTTGTTGAGCGCTGCCACCTGAATGCGCGGGTCTTGCGCTGCGGACTGTTGCTGGGCCTGCTGCAGTGCAGCCATTTCCTCGGGCGAGAACATGATCTCTTCCGGGTTGGGCAAACCGCTGATCATCGCAACCTGCTTGAACAGGCGGGTCGGGTCGATGCCGAACGCCGGGTTAGCCATGAGCTGCGGCGCCACTTGGGTCAGGAAGATGTTGCGCTGGTCCTTGGCCACCAACGCGCTCGAGCCGTGAGCCACCACCTTGAAGTCACCCTTGATGCTGGGGTCGTCGGCGTAGCTCATAAGCCAGCTGTAGTAGGCTTGGATATGGGGGCGGATGAGGTAGTCGTCGAAGATGCGGGCCATGCGGCGCAGCAGTGAGCTGGCGTTGGCCACGAGAATCTGCATCCCTCCGACGGTTTCCGGCACGCCGGTCGGACCTTGCTGCCCCTGCAGCAGAATCGGCAAGCCGGTGACGTTCTCGGCCATCTTCAGGGCGAAGTCGATCGCCTGCAGCAGTTCAGCCTGAACGCTGGGGATGATGACGGAGCCCATCGCCTGACTGACATCCTGCACATCGGCGTCCGCCTTGATGAGCCAGACCTTGCGCGGGGTGATCTCCCAGCTGCCGTCGGCCGGGGTGACCGAACCGCGGGCGAGGATGATCTGCGGGCCGCTGGACAGGCCGGCGTTTTCCATCATGGCACGCACGTGCGAGTTCAGAATGGCTTGGCAGCTGCGAATCTGGCGGGCAATACCGATGCCCCACGGCGATCCAGCCACGCGCTGCCAGCACATGAAGTCGTATGGGAAGCGGCCGTCGGCGGACGGGTTCAGGTGGGCCTTGACCGGGGTGTCGTTGATCATGGTGACGACCACCGGCACGCCGATGTTGGTGATCACGTCGGTCTCTTCGCAGCTGCACTTCATGGCCAGCACTTCTTCGCGGGTCAGGAACCCGTAGTAGTACCAGACGTGGAAGCGCGCAGCGGTGAGGTCTTGCGACTGGTGCGGTGCGGCGGCCATGCCGGCAGTTGCACCTTGGCGCGGGCCTTCTTCGATGACTGCCAGCAGGGCTTCTTGGATGTAGCCGGGCTGGCCGATCAGGTCGCGCACCTGCTTCTCGACCATCTGGTCGTGCTCGACGAAGAACTGCCCGTTGTGGATGTTGTCGCCGCAGGCGGGGTCAGGGAAGGCGTCCCAGCAGCTGATCTTCCTTGAGGTCGGGACGAGTTCTTCCAAGACTTCGATCTGGTCCTCGCCGCCGTCCGCCGCCGGCGTCATTTTGACGGTGCGGCGAACCTGCGGCACAGGCCCGCGCATGATGCCGGTGCCCAGACGACTAGCTTCATCCACGACAGCGCGCAAGCTGGTGGGGAAATCGCACTCCTGCAGCTTGTCGTCGATCCAGATTTGCGCTCCCTTTGCGGCGTGCTTTGCGATCTTCTGCGCTTCCTCGAGCGGGTCCGGGGGCGGGGCAGCCGGAGCCGGCGCCTGCACGGGTTGCCCGGTGTTCGGGTCGATCTGCTGCTGGGGCGGGGGTGCTTGCTGCAGTTGCAGTGCCTGCACCAGCGGGCTCGGCTTCTGCGGCAGGTTCGGCACGCTGGTCGGTTCGAGCGACCATGCCCGATCATCCACCGGGCTCAGGACTTCGATGACCTTGGAGGCCGCGGTCTCGACGTAGGGGCGCGTGATGTTCAGGAAGACCCGGCTGCGGTACTTGTTCTTCGGCTTTGCGATGAGCGGGCTGTCCGTGGTGAGACCCTTGTAGTAGAGGGTCTTCTGGGTTTCGTCCTCACCCTCGTAGTAGGCTTGGTCTTCGGCCCACTGGTTCTCGATGCCGGAGGCGGTACGGAACTTGACCGCATCGTCGCGGTGCTTGACCAGCACTTGTCCCAGCTTCGCACGCAGTTCCTCTTCGGCCTGCTTGGCGGCAACCGCCATTTCCTCGAGGGCTTCGAGCTCTTCCGGGGTCAGGTCTTCGAGGGCGCTCAGCACGCCTTCGCTCTCGGCTTCAGCGCGCTCGTACTCCGGGCCTTCGCTCATTTCGTGCTGGTTCATTGGTTCGTTCATCAGAGTTGCCCTGCAAGTGTTCGAGCCAGAATACCGGCATCGTGAAGTTGATTCGGATCGTCACCGCCAAGGTTGGCGAATGCACTGTTGCGCGTTGTCGGGGTGTCACCGGCGAGCGCCGACTTCCCAAGGTAACCACGGGCAGCCTGCTGAGCCAGCGCGGCTTGATCAAGCCCCGGGTTCTGCATCTCCCGGATGTCGCCTTGAGTGAGGTTGGGTTTTTTCACCTCGGTGGGTGCAGCGGGTTCGGCCGGTGCGGTCGGCGCTGCGCCCGGGTGCTGGGCAACAACCGGAATCCATTGTCGCTCTGTCGTGGTGATGGTTTGCGGATTGTCCGGGTTGCTGTAATCGACCGACTCTTTGGCCACATCTATGAACCAGTTCCCGTTGATCTTGTAGGGCTGGTTCGACTGCACACCAATTTCAGCGAGAATTGGCGGTGTGTAGCTTTGATACGGTACCACGTTGCCCTTTTGATCCACCGTCTTCAAACCGCTCTCATCCTCGAAGATCGAGCCCGGTGACAGCCCAGCTTTCATCACCGCGTTGTACTGCTCGATCTGCTGGTTGTAGGCGTTCGCCTGCTGGGCGTACTGGTCATATTGACCCTTGTACGCCTCGTACCTGTCAAGGTACTCACCCTGCGCCTTGGCGAGCTGCTTGTTGTAGTCGGCGAGGTACTGGCGTAAAAGTCTGGCTTTGGCCAAAGCGACCTCCCATGCTCGATCAAGGTTGAATGTTGGCGGATTGTAGCCTATTTGGGTGGCCTGTCAAATCCCCTCGTCCATTTCATAGGGTGCCACCACCGGCCGCTCGTCGTCGAGCGCCAGCCCGATCAGGGTGTCGTCCTCCTGCCCGCCGGGGATGTTGTCGATCACCCCCATCGCCCGCTTCATCCCGACAGCCAGCACCTGAAACGCATCACTATTGCTGACCAACAGCCCGTTTGCCAGATAGCACCGTTGGGGCACTATGCTTAGATCGAACACCAACGGGCTTTCCTGCTGCACGTCGATGCGCTGTATTCCGACAATTCGGTTCGCAGTATTTCGCTCTCGTAGGATATGGAGAAGCAAACGTGCGACCGCACTCTTTGCAGATGCAAGGCTTCCAGTCACGATTTGCCCAAGTTGATTTGCCATGTTGTTCATGCCACTTCTTTCCTTCCTCAGATGAATGCCAAGCCTTCGCCGCTTCTTGTGCAATCTGTTGAGATGCGCGGGTTTGTTCGAGTCGTTTGCCACTTTGCTTCTTGCCTTTGTGCGCCGCCACCAACGCAGCAACCACGTGAGCCGGGCGCTTTATCCCACGGCGTTTCTCAGCCATTGCATCGGCATTCTCACGCATGGCCGGGTTTGTTTCCCAAAGCGCCTTCAGGTTTTTAGACGATGCTTTACGCTGAGCGGTTGTCTTCGGCAAAGCTCTGTTGGCATCGAACGCGGTGCGAACCTTCTCGCTAACCGGTCGCCCGCTTGCACCCTCACCGCCATCGGTCTGATTGGCAAGGCGCGCACCGAGCGCGCGGTACTTGGCGATCAACACCTTCTCAAGCTCGAACGCCGCCTCTTCGCTGACGCAAGGGTGGGTGGTGACAATGATGTTCTCGGCGCCGTGCTTCTCGATGATCGACCGGTGGTACGGGTTTCGCCCTTGCTTGAACCACCAAGCCCGTCGGGCGAAACCCTTGCCAACATAGAACACACTACCGTCTGGCCGCGAGTGTGTGTAGGCGTAAAAAGATTTCACGGGTTTTTCCACGAAGCAGTCTCCAAAAGATTGATTTACCTTCGTGAATTATATCACCTTCCGTGAGTTTGTCAAACGGAATGAATCCCCTGTTTGTAAATACTTTGTGCTCACCTGTACCGGTTAAGGTGCGCCCATCAGCCGTGGTGATTTGATATACCGTGTCGGCGCGCTTGGTTGGGCCGGCTAGCGCAACATGACCAAGGCCCGCCGGTGTGACAACCTCGTCACCCACTTTAACCTGCTCGATCGGGACATCCCCGCGCGCCGTCTTGATCATGGTTCCGGCGACCAAGCACCCGTTACTGTACTGATCATGCAGTGGCGCCTGACTGAAGACGTTCCGCTTCTGGTCGAAGCTGAAGCTGTAGTTGCGCAGTGCCTTCCGCCCTTCGACTGTGGTGTCCTCGTTGAACCAGCATTTCGGCAGCAGCTGTCGGGCCGCTTCGATCTGTTGGTCCTTGGGTAGCCGCGGCACGACCTTCAGGTTCCTGAGTCCCATGTTGCGCAAGCTCTCGATCCGGCTCTTGCCGCTGCCCAGTTCCCGCACCTTCGAGTCGTGCGGCAGCAGGTGCGCCCCGAGTCGGTTGGCGTAGGTCAGCTTGCTCAACCACTGCACATAATGATCGAGCCCTTGACCGCTGGCCTGATAGTAATCGAGCAGGTGCGGTTCGCGCCCGCACATCTGCATGACCCAGATCGCCGTGGAGTCGCTGACCCCCAAGTCCCATGCCGTGATCGGCGCCAGACCTGCAGGGTCGTAGGGCACGCGGGTGACCTGCTCCTGCTTGTGGTAGGGCAGCAGAATCCGGCCTGTCGTGGCTGCATGGACGTTGCATTCCATTTCAACTTGGTAGGCTTCCTCCGACATGCTGAGCTGCAGATCATTCAGCTCGTGCTCAGGCAGCACGCCGGATTCACTGGCCTTGAGCAAGCTGCTGAACCACAGCAGTGGCGCCTTCTTGCTGAGCTCGTAGGTCCGCCACAGATAGTCGTCCATGCTCTTGACCGTACCAGATACGGTCAGCCACCCCTGCCGATCCGCCAGTGCTGGCCGGATGATGCTGCTGATCACAAAGTCCGAGATGTCCGCAGCCTCGTCCGCCACGCAGCCATTCAAAAACAGACCGCGCAGTCGTTCGGCGTTTTCCGCACCGACCAGCATGATCGTGCTGCCCGGCATGTTTGTGTTCTTCGGGTCAGGTAGTGTCACAGACAAGTGCTGCTCGAGCGCCTTGTACCCGGGGAACTTGGCGAAGGGTGCCGTCTGGTCACGCAGGTATTGCCACGCCACCGCCCGCGCCTGACTCTGGGTTGGGCACATGAAAGCGAACTGTTGCCTGAGCCCGTCCGGCGCCGGCGTCAGCGCCCGCACGATCATGTCGTTGAGCAGCATGTAGGTCTTGCCCGCACGCCGGTGCCAGATCAGACAAGCATACCGCTGCGTCCTGTTGTGATAGGCGAGCGCGTGTTCGCGCGGGACGTAGTTGAAGGTCGGCGCCTGCATCATTCGCTCTTGAGCCAGAACAGCATGCTGCTGGTGAGGGCGATGCTGGCGAGCAAGAGCTCCCCGTGGCTAAGGGCGACAATGCCAGCGATGCCGGTGATAGCTGTTGCGATGCCGGTGATAGCTGTTGCGATGCCGGTGATAGCTGTTGCGATCTTCATAGGGGAGGGCTCCTGTTGGGTTACACGCGACACAACTCTACCATGTCCTTGATCGCCTGAACATCCTCCGGGGTGTAGGCGCGATATTCGGTGCAACCATCGAACCGCTCTATAGAGCGGTCAATTTCATTTTCGGTATTTTTTCTGTGGAAGACAGGGGTCACTATACCCTATTGCCCCTTTGGTATCAAATTTTTTTACAATCTGTCTTGAGCATATCTCATAAAATCCCAAGCATCGCGGCAAGAGGGTGCATACCCCCCGAGCTTCGCACTTCCCAACATCCACCCAAGCAATGGAAAACCGCGTAGGCGCGCGCGCGCGTATCAACCAGTGACAAAGCAGGGCAGGAACTGGGCACCGAGCAAGGCGGCGCTGTCACCCACTGACAAAGCGGGGCACTGCATAGCAGGATAGCACTGCAACCACCGTGCCGCCGCCGCTAACAGGCCGGGCTCTGCCTCTGCGCCGCCTCTGATGTCACTGCTTGACGCCTTTGGCTATGATAAGTAGCCTAGTGGTTTAGTGTGTTCGCTGTGTTTAGCATCTTAGTTTATAGGCCCGAAACCCTTGTGCCGCAAGGGTTTCGGGAATATGTGTTTAGGAAGGGGCCACATAGGTAGAAACCGAAAAATATAGGGGGGGGCGTGCGAAGGAAC